GAATAAGACTTTCCCACCACAGCAGACGGCTTACGTAGACTTTTACTTTGCCGAGGGCGGAAGCATTGACGGAGGGCAGTATGATAGTGCTAAGGAAATCGTAGCCCTGTCTATCCTAAACGGCATTGTAGATCGCCGCGGTGGCTGGATGTACTACGGTGAGCGTAAGTGGCAGGGAGCCCAGGCTCTCCTAGATTCACTACGTGAAGAGATTGAACTTCGTGAGGAGATCAGTAAAGCGGTTATGGATACGTTAAAGACCAAGCCAGTATTGATGCTCGATGCGGAGTGAGGGACAGAAAGAATCGCTTAAGCATGAGAAGCGATTAGAAAAGAAGATTAACGGCAAACGCACTGCTGCTTCTGGAGCTTTCTGGTCTCGTAAGGGCGACGTGAGAAACGATGAGCTTCTGATTGAACATAAGTGGACTGGCAAGAAGTCAGTTACTATCAAGTCAGAAGTCTTAAAGAAGATCACAACCGAAGCAATACTAGACAGTCGTAAGCCTGTGCTAGGGCTTCATCTTGATGGTGAGAATTATGTAGTTCTTTTGGAGGAGGATTTCTTTGAACTTCGTAATTCAATTAGAGGTGAATGAATGGATGATTACCAGGACGAAGCGTCTTGGGCTTGGCGTTACAAGGCAAAGTGCCGTGGGGAAGATACAGAGATGTTCTTTCCGCCAAGAGACAAAACTTTATATAAGCCAATAGCAGACGCAGCAAAGGCTATTTGTTGGGGCAAGGATGGGAGACCACCCTGCCCAGTTCGCAAAGAGTGTTTGAAAGAAGCTATTATTAATGATGAGTTACATGGCATCTTTGGTGGTATGTCCCATCGAGAAAGAAATGCAGCTCAGCGCAGATACAAGGCCAAAGGATTGACCTTGGATGAGTGGATAAATTTGGAGGGTAAGTATGGGAAAGCCAAGGACGGTACCAAGTAAAGAGCTTAAGTCTTTTCTGAATGCCGCTAAGCGAGAGACTCGATTAATGGGGGCTCTTGAACGTCACATACTTTCTCAACCCTTTGATGAGCGCAGTCAAGATGTGCTACACCCATCAGATCTTATTAAGCCGGAGTGGTGTGCTCTGGCTGCTTACCATGCCCTGCAAGGTAACTATGTTGAGACTAGAGAGAAGCTAACTCTACGTCAGGTATCTATCTTTGCAGAGGGCCACGCTATTCACGCTAAGTGGCAGGGGTGGTTGCAAGATATGGGAGTGCTCTACGGTAAGTGGAATTGCGATACGGATCGACAGTCGATGTGGGGACTTGCCAGCGAAGTAAACAACGGCCCTTCTATCTATGAGTATGCAGAAGTACCTCTGCACAGTGCTAAGCATCGCATCTCCGGTCATGCAGACGGCTGGGTAAAAGGTTTAGGTAATGATTACCTTATTGAGATTAAGTCTATTGGTACAGGCACCCTACGCTTTGAAGCTCCAGCAATCCTGGCTCAAGCAGACAATGATCTAGAGAAAGCTTGGCGCAATGTTAAGCAACCTTTCCGTGCTCACCAGCTACAGGGTCAAATGTATCTGCATCTTGCTCACCTAATGGTGGAAGAAGGATTGTTTGAGTCAGCTCCTAAAGAGATCGTGTTTATCTATGAGCTTAAAGCAAACCAGGATTATAAAGAGTTTGTCGTACAGTACAACCCAGAGTTTGTAGCTGACATATTTGATAAAGCTTTAGATGTAGTTTGGGCAGTTGACAACCTTCGTCCACCTATGTGTACTATTGACTCAGTGGCAGGATGTAAACGATGCGAGCCATATAGAGGAGCAGAAAGTGCCTAACTACGAATACAAGTGTAATGTTTGCCAAGAAGTAAGCGAAAGCTTCTTTCCAATTGAAGATGGTCCAGCACCTGCAGTGGTGTGCAAGTGTGATGGCGAAGCTTTTAGACAGTATTCAAACTTTGGTATCCACCTTAAAGGTGGAGGATGGGGCGGTCAATGATTAAGTATCCAGGTTTTTTAGAGGTTGGTCTTGATCTTCCAGTTTTAGTTGGAGATGAAGACTTTATTGAGCACTTGCATGAGCAGGGATTTGAATACACCATCGAGTTAGACGACCTAGTACTTGAGTGGGTTGACTGGGCAAAGGAGAATGTAGCATGAGTCCTATTGAATTACGAGTTGCAGAAGCTAGCAGCAAGACTATCAATGCTTTGCAGCAACAAGGCATGGCAGTAAACCAAGAGTACGGTTACGATGCGCCATCACTTCCAGCAGATATTACTGGGATGATGGAAGAGCAGGTCATGGATCTGTACACCAAGTATGTTGCTTACCTAGAGTTTATTAACCTGCAGCTATGGTGTGCAGAAGTAGACAAGGCAGAGGCTGACAAGCAGGTGACATTAGTTAAGGCTACAAAAAAATTAGCCCTGAAGACCACTGGAGTTGCAGTGGCCATGATCGATGCAGAGATCGAGATTGATCCAGAGTACCGTAGCAAAGCGGATACTTTGCAGGAGCTTTCTAACTACCACGGATTGATTCAGATTATCTCAGAGCGTCTGTCAAAAGATATCTCTCTTATCAATCGTGAGATTACTCGTCGCGTAAATATCAACAAGGCAACTAGCCGCAGTGTTTGGATGGCACCATGACCTGGGAACAACTATCTATGTTTACAGATAAAGAACTCGGTATTGAATTATCTGATTCTAAGTACAGAGTCATTGGTCTTACTGGCTATGCTCAATCTGGAAAAGATACCTTGGCAGCAATTCTTGTAGAGCGCTATGGCTATCGTCGTATTGCTTTTGCAGACACTATTCGCAAGTTCTTGTATGAGATTAATCCTATGGTTGCTTGCAGTCCTACAGGTTATCTAAAAGATTTAGTTAACCTTGTTGGCTGGGACAAAGCTAAACAAGAACCTCAGGTACGACGTCTGCTACAAGATCTTGGTGTAGCAGCTAGAAATCTTATTGGTGAGAACGTCTGGGTAGACGCAGCCATGGACGCTGTCGATGACACAGAGCGTGTTGTAATCACTGACGTAAGGTTTGAAAACGAAGCTGATTGCATTAAGTCTATGGGCGGACAGCTGTGGAGAATTCAACGTCCTGGAGTAGAGGCAGTCAATGCACACATTTCTGAAATTCAAATGGACGGATATCCGGTAGATCAAATCCTTATCAACAATGGAACGGTTGAGGATTTAGAGTTACTTGTTCAGACGAGGATGCGGAATGCCTTCACAGCATAGAAAGCATCGTGGGTACAAGTCTCAAGACATCGTAGCTCAAAAGCTAGTTGAAGAGGGTTGGCCCTACGCACAGTCCACTGGTGCAGGAAGATCCGGTACAGATGTAACCGGAACTATAGGCATTGATTGGGAAGTAAAGGCTAAGAAAGACTTCAACCCTAGTGCAGCTATAAAGCAGTTGAAAGAACGTAGCGATGGGGAGGTTCTTCCTGTAGCAGTCTTACGACTTAATGGTCAGGGGCCAGCAACAGTGGGAGATTGGCCCGCGGTTTTGCGTTTAGATGACCTCATTAGGCTATTAAAAGAAGCTGGATACCAAGACTTACACCCATAAATAACGTACTGTTACCTCCAGGGGGCGAAACAACTCGACAACTGAAGGACTACAAAACGTGATAGATAAAGAACTAGATGAAAAATTCCTGCGTGTAAGCGCCGGATCAAATGCCCAGTCGGTTGGTTCAGCTATTGCCCACGCTCTCTATGAGGCACCACAGGTGAAGATTAGAGCCGTAGGCGCATCAGCAGTAAACCAGGCAGTAAAAGCAATCGCTATTGCTAGAGGCTATGTGGCCCCTAGAGGCCTAGACCTAACTTGCCGTCCAGGATTCACTACGGTGGATTCCCGTGACGGACAAATTTCAGCGATAGTCTTTACTGTAGAAGTTAACTAAGGTATTCTTAGTTTAAGAGATCTCTTAAAGTTAGGACTAACATGGCAGACGTAACATCTGAAGCGTTGGCTGGAATGGCTAAGCAAGGCCGTACACCTATGGGTAAGGACGGAATTAAGTTCTCAACCGCAGGTGTTAAGGCTGGCAAGCTAATGCCAAAGAAAGGCAATGCAAAGGCGGGCGACCCAACAGGAGCTGGCACAAAGGTAAACCGTGAGAACGCAATGCCATCACAGGCAGAGCGTAATGGTGCGGCATACCGACCAATGACAGCTCGTTATACAAAGCAGACAGACCCATCAGCAGGTTTAACACAGGCTAATGGACGCATCATTAAGACAGCTGTTTATCGCAGCCGTCCAAACTTTGATGGCGGATCGTCTACTTCATATTAATCGTGTAGTATAGAGCCGGGTCCTACGGGGCCCGGTTCATACATCGGACTAAGACATACGGAGCAAACTATGTTGCAAGATCTTTATGCTGAAGCAAAAGAACATACAAAATTAAGTGGCCACTGTGTTGTTGGTCAATGGGCTGCAACCCTTTCTGAATCAGATAGAACTGCATTCGATACTTCCCTCAATGATGTAGACTTCTCTACTAGAAGTCTTTTTAAGTTGTATCAAAAAGCTGGGGCGTCATTCGGTTTGACATCCTTATTAACACACCGAAATGGAGAATGTGGATGTCCTTAGCAGATGATTATGATTCAATAATTCAAACCCAAGCGCAGGGTTCTGATATTAAAAATAATAAGAGTATTCCAGAAGCATGGAGACCTCGTTCCGAGATTGGAACTGATGGTGGCTTCATTGTTTCTACACCACGTCCTGATGGAAATACCCCAGGCGCAGAAGATATTTTGCGTGAAGCAAACTTAGATCCTGCAGAGTGGGCTGTAATTTCACATCGTCGTTCACGTTGGCAAACATACAACGGTGAATGGTTAGAATCATTTAGAGTTAACGTTGTTCCAGTAAAGCCAGAAAATACAAAAGACTATGATCTAGAGCAATTACTGGATGGTATTACAAAGTGGAAGCCAGGAAAGGTTGCCGAAGTATCAGGTAACCTTACTGCTGTATACAGCATGGGAGATACACAGTATGGTAAGGACGACACTCCTGCCATTATTGATCGTGTACTTCGTTCCTTTGATGCTGCTGTAGAACACCACAAATATATTTCTAAGAAGTACCCAATTGCCCAGATCGCATTGCCACAACTTGGCGATTGTATTGAAGGTATGACTAGCCAAAAAGGTAAGGTAATGGGACGCCATGACATTGGCGTATCAGAACAAGTACGTGTAGGTCGTCGCATGCTTCTAGCACAGGTTAAGGCTATGGCACCGCTAGGTAAGTTAATCATTCCTGTAGTTCCAGGTAACCATGATGAGGTACAGCGTTTCCTTGTAGGGCGTCCAGAAGATTCTTGGCAAATTGACGTAGTAGCACAGGTAGAAGACATCTGTAATGAGAACGAATTCTTACGCGATCGTGTTGAGTTTAGATACCCAGCTGCAGATGACAGCACACTTGCTGTTAATCTAAGCGGAACTCTTTACGGTATGGCTCATGGACATCAAGCTCGTGATCTTATTAAATGGTGGGGAGGTCAAGCTATGGGACGTTGCTCCGTTGCTCAAGCTGACATTCTTAACGTGGGTCACTATCACCATTACCATGCACAGAGTGTAGGACCTAGATTGTTTATTCAAAATCCTGCTATGGATAACGGATCAGCTTGGTTCAGGGATAAGTCTGGTCTTGAAAGTCAACCAGGAATTGTTTCTCTTGTTGTTGGTGATGGTATTGATCCAAGACGAGAACTTGTAGTATTAGGATAATAAAAAACCCCCGGCTAATAACCGGGGGCTTTTTTATTTAATGCTTAGAGCTGACGACCACAGCAAGAACAAACCCCCGGGGTTGATTCTGCTGGAGCAGTAGCCTTAGGTGCACCTTTAAATTTAGGACGACCAAATCCTACGATAGAAATCTGTTCACCAGCTTTATTTTTTTTAAAGCCGCGAAGTTTCTTAGAGACTTGACCACCATTACGCTGTGAGCCCTTCTTATCTGGGCTTGTGTTTCCCTCTATGCACCAGACAGTGCCATCGCCATTGTCTTTGATAACAATTCCTACGTGAGAAATTCTATCGACACCGTCTGATGGGAAATCAAAATAGGCGATATCGCCTGGTTCTGGATCTGCGATGTCACCATCGATCCAAGCACCAGCTTTCTTAAATGCTGCTGCGCCACCTGGTGTGTAAACAGTATTAGGTACCTTTACCCCAGCCTCGTTAGCGCACCAGTTTACGAAAGACCCACACCATGGCTGAAAATTAGCCTTGGTATAAGC